ATAAATGTAGACGGAAAAATACATGATATAGATTCTATGTGTACAGATGCGATACTAACACAAATAAATATACTAACAATTTAAAACAACTAAATTATGAAATGGCAAGACTTACCAAAAGAGATTCAAGAAAAGATGCTAGAAAGACAATTTGAGCAAACAGGAAAAAGAGATGTGAGTGTGTTTGAGAAAGACTTACATTCAGGTGTTGACCAAGAAGGAATGAGTTGGAATAAAACACCAGAAGGAAGTCTATTTTGGTGTGAAATTCTAATAGATGACAACATCTCCCACTTTTACACCATCCACCCTAAAAAAGAAAGCCCATACCCTAAAGTAATGATGGTGTCGGACTTTCCTTTTTTAAATGGGAATACTGGCGTTCCACGTGTTGTTTTTTATGAAAAAAGTGGTGTATTTTTCTCTTGGGCTGGTGCTAAAAGTATTGAAGAGGCAGAAAAAGTAATAGATACTTGTATTTGGAAATACGCCAAAGACATCGAGCCTATCCCATCCTACACAATGGAAGAGTTATTTGAGAAACTTGGAGAAAAATTTACTATTAAAGAATGAAACGCACCATCCTATACAACGGCAAGCACTACGAACTCGTACACTGGCACTTTAGATATTTGGAAGCTAAGGACGAAATGGGAAATAATTTATTAATCAAACATAATCAAAACAGAAACAACATGAAAAAACTAATTGAGGAAGCTAAACAGCTAGTAGAAGAAACATTTTGGACGTGGTTCTCGGATGAACCTATGCAGATGGTTCACATCATAATCACAGTGTATATAATTATCGGCAGTCTGCTTATTGCTGGCGGATTTATGCAAGTAGTTTAACTAATAAGCCAACAATCAATGATAAAAATGAAAGAATCATATACAATTGTATGTGATAACTGTAAAAAAGAAAGCACTTCCGAATTAGACATTATGGGCTGGAGCGATAAAGATTATGCATTAGAAAGTGCCTTATGTAGCGGATATATTGAGCATGATGATAAACATTATTGCCATGACTGCTATCATTTTGACGATGAAGATAATATAGTTATAAATTAAATTTGTTTATCAAAATGAAACGAACCTACCTAGAAGTATATGTCAACGGCAAATTACACAAACGCCACGACATAACGAATGAGAGTGAACAAAAAGTGGATGCCTACTGCAATAATGCAATGATGTTTGAAACAGTAGAGCTTCATGAGTTAGTAACCGACCGACCTTTACAGGTTGGCAAAATAAATAAATTAGTATGAAAGCAAATGAATTAAGAATCGGAAATTACTACCATTACCACATCATTGATGAATTTGACGACCCAACCGAATACGATATAGTGCGCCAGACTGACGCCGAAGATTTGGATATTCTATCAAATGAAGAAGATACATACTACAAACCCATCCCCCTCACCGAAGAATGGCTTTTGAAGTTGGGGTTTGAATTAGAAGATGACAATGGAGATATAAAATGCTATGAAATTCAAAGATTTTGGTATTACGTTATTTTTGACCATGGAGAAGTTAGATTAGACATAAAAACAGGCAAAAACATAACTCATACTGTTTTTTATATGGATGAAAGATTTCAGTATGTCCATCAACTCCAAAACCTTTATTTCGCACTGACAGGTTTGGAATTAACCATTAAAGAATAGAACTATGAGCAAACTAGCCACCGACCTTACAAACGCTGTCAATGCCTACATACAGGCTTTTGACGCAAAATATGAAACCGACACTGAATATGTTACTTTTTTAGAACTATACGAAGTCGCGGATATGTATTTGAATTTTGTAGATATTATCTATTGCATTGACAATGACATTCAATTTGACGATTTATATTCGTGGTACTGGTTCACCGTTGAAACCAAATGCAAAATCAATCTACCAACGTATCTAAGGCGAAAACTAGACTATCCAGAAACGAATCATCAATCTTTACAAATAATTTTACTAAACGAAATGATACCATGAGATATATTTTAGATTTATTTCTGCCACAATATGCAGGAATGAGAAGTTGGATGTCAAGTCCATTCACAAATTCAGACAAATCAGTATTGTTTGCAACCGATGGACCTGCTATGATTTGTATAAATAATATCAAAAATGAAAATAACTTTGAAAATAACGAGGATAAAATAAAAAATATATATCCTCCTTCTTCAAATTGCCATATTTCATTTTCATTTGAAAAATTAAATTCAGCACTAAAAAGTATTAAACTAATTAATAAAAAAAAGTGTGACGAATGCGATGGTGATGGAGAAGTAGAATGGGAATATAAAAGTTTTACAGATATTTTTGAATGTCCAGCATGTAATGGAATTGGCGAAATTATAAATAGTGATGATATTTATTTCAATGATAAATCTGGCGTTAAAATAAACGATACTATATTTTATTCAGGGGAATTAAAGCGTTTATTACACGTAATGACACTAATTAGGAGTAAAGAATGTATAATTATTTCAGAAAAAGATAAAATGACTATTTTTAAATTATCAGATGATATTATAATCTATCAGATGGGAACTTTACTTACAGAATATGAAATCGAAATACAAAATTAAACAACTATGACCGAACAAGAAGAAAACAAGCTAATGGCTTACAGCGCACTGGTCGTACTGGTGATAGTGCTTTCAATGGTGGCAGTATTTTTATTCACTTATAAAATGTTTTTTGAATGAAGAAACAACCAACACTAATCAAAGTAGAATCAGTCTATTGCAAGAACTGCAAGCACAGGGATAAAGAAATACATTCATTAATCTGGACGTGCAAACTGAAACCAACAATTAAAACAGGAAACTTTATTTTAATCTGCGAAAATTATGCTTGAAAAACTAATAACATGGTCGGAACTTAGCCGATACTTAACAGGCGGACATAGAACTGCTATACACCAAAAAAAGTTCCCACGTAAACACTGGGCAAAAATGGATAAATTAATACATTACGAACTACCACAGTGGTGGGAAAACTTTAAAACTAAGAACTCATGAGCGATATTCACTACACCAATCAAGCCATCGCACTGGCCACAAAAGAGCGTAACAAGGACAACATGGATAAGATAGACCGAACAGCCATTCATGCAGTCAGAGCCAATGACCCGAATAAAACAGTGTTCTTATTCAAAAAAGAGCCTACACCAGCAATGATTGAACGAAACAAGGCTCTCGTAACTGATAAGTCAATAAAGCCTACACAATTATACACTGAGGTTACAAGAAAAAACGAAAACATCTATAAAAATGACCCCGACTTTACTAATATGGTTGATTTTATATTTGCTTTTCCACACAAAAGCCGTGCTGGCGTTGCTAAGTATTTGGAAGAAAAGAACATAATCGTGTATAAGTACAAACAGCAAAAGTACGTCAAAACGCAAGATTTTTTAATTATGAAAATAAATCGTCGAAAGTTGACTGTAATTTGAAAAATAGTATTATCTTTGTGATGTATTCGACAGGTGGAGCTGTCTAATCAATTAACACACACACTAGCCCATTGGCGGACGGTACTCCACTACCCGAAGCCGTTGGGCTTTTTAATTTTAAAATTAAGAACTAACTTATCCGCACCGCTTGGGCTTAGACGTGTGTTATGTGGTGTATTTTCTTTCTTTTCGTAAAACATTAAAATTATTTATATGAAAAAAGTTTCTTTCGATTTTGATGGAACGCTTACAAATCCAAAAATTAAAAACTACGCTAAAAGTTTAGTCGGGGCTGGGATTGAGTGCTGGATAGTAACAAGTCGTATGGGTTTTGGAAAAGAACCAAGTAAAACATGGAATGACGATTTATTTGAAGTCGCACGAGAAATAGGAATACCAATAGAGCGCATTCATTTTTGTTGCATGGATAATAAAGCTAATTTTTTAAATGGTAAAGATTTTATTTTCCATATAGACGACGATATAATAGAATTGTCATTTGTAAAAACTGATTCTGATTGTAAACCTATAAGTTGCTATAATAATCCTGGTTATCTTTCTGAGTGCAATAACGCTCTCGGGTTTTAATATACCGCACAACAAAATACATGTGCAACTAAATCACATCAATTATAATTAAAACTATGAACACAACAAAACTAATCATCGCAATCATCATCGGATGGTTGCTGGGTATTGGACTGGCAATGTTATTTGCACCTCCAAAGATTATTGAAAAGCCTATTGAAGTAGTAATAAAAGAACCTTCAAACGAATGGCGCAAACAGGATGCTTATTTGGATAGTTTGCAGACAGCTGACAGCCTTAGAATTGCTTATTTGAACAAACGTATCACTCAAAGAGAAAATACGATAAATCAGCTTAAAACTATTATTATTAACGATACCACAAAAATATCAAAAGAAGCAAAAAAAATCATTAATTCAAAGGATTCAACCATCAATGAATTGGCTGAGGAAGCAGAGATTTATTCTCATTCATTACACTCTGCAAATAAACAGATAGCAAGTAGAGATAGTGTGATAAATGTGCGTGATAGTACTGTTCATTTATGTAAGACAATCATAACAAATCAAGCTGACATCATCAAGAAGAAAGATGAAAAAGATAAACGGAAAACTTTTGTTAATAATATAAAAGATGGTTTATTATTGATAGAAAGTACAGCAATAGCAATTTTAATTTTGGTAAAATAATGAAAGTAAAATGTATAAAATCATACAATGAATGCAAATTCAAAAGACGTATATTAAAAGAAAAAACATGGATAAAATATAGGGGAAATTGCATTAGTAATGGTAATAGTGCTATATATGTTTTTAATTTATTTAAAAATACATACGAAGATTATTTATCTTTCCATAGAAATGAAAATAAAATAGACTGTACAGTTGATTTTATTTATGATGTTTTGAGAATTGATAAAACAGGAAGATATTTGATAAGAGGTGATTCAGGTAATCTTTATGCTTTTAGTCCAAAAAACTTTATAGAACTATGAAAACAATCTACATCAGCGGTAAGATAAGCGGGTTAAGTATTCAAGAAGCAGAATATAATTTTACAAGATCCGAATGCGAACTTGTGAATTATAAGACTATCAACCCACTAAACATCCGCCCACTATTCGGAATAAAGAAATGGTTATTCTACATGATATCCGATATTTTGCAGTTAAGAAAATGCACTCATATAGCTATGCAAAAGAATTGGATTGATAGCAAAGGTGCGGTTATTGAATACTTTTTAGCGAAATTTATTTTTAAACTTGAAATTATATTTTTATGACAGAAAAAGAACTTACAGAAGCAACTGAAATATACAGAAAAATATCAAAATTGAAAAAAGATATAGAAAACTTAGAAAAAGATTTAGAAATTAAAGCAGATAATGCAGAGATAATATTCCCATGTACAAGGATTACAATCTCTAATCCAATTGAAATATCAGATTTAATTACTTATTATTTAGGTGAAAAAAGAGCACATTTAAACTACCTTGAAAAACAATTTGAAGCCTTATGACAATCAACGAAATAGCAAAAGAAAACTACAAACACGCTGTAAGACGTGGGAAGATACACAAAGATGATGCGTTTTGGAGTTTCTTTTTAGCCTTGAAAGATGAAGTTAACGAACTTTACGAAAGTGCCATGCGTGGCGACTTCGACCCATCGGAAGCCGTAGATGTAATTCTAGTACCAATGTCGCTACTTGAACATAACGGATATGATGTAGAAGCAGAGATAATGAAAAAACTAGAGTTTAACAAAGTAAGGGAGTAAAACAACAATCCCCCATATCTTCACAGACTTGGGGGATTTTCAATTAAACAACAAAACTATGGCAGTCAAGGTATCATATGTTTATTCATTTGTGAGTGGTGTATTTGGACTGCTAGATTGTTGAAGCATCTAATACATCCACCCTTTATATTGCATTCTATTCCTAACTCATTAGCTTTACTAATCAACTGCTCTTTTTCTGACATTGAAAGCCTTTTTTTAGTGGATAGCTTTATTAAGTCCATATTACATCTTAGTGTATTTTCCGTTTGACATTCTTAGAACCTCGCATTTGAGATTATTCTTATCATAGCCTACATGAACCCATTTTGGTTGCTGACTATTTCCACCCTCCCATATCAATTGTGTGAATTTAAAGTTTTTACGAATAATCCCGAAAAGTAGAGCATTATCATCGCAATTCAAGTCGGACGCTTGCCCTTTACAGTGCTGTGAGGTCTTTGAACCTCCAATCGCTTTATTAACTGCATCGGAACGGAAACCGCTATTAACTTTGATAGGCTTACCAAATTTCATGCGCAATGGTTCAAGTATTTCAGTTGCTAAAACTTTTAAATTCTCAATTTGCTCATCATTTGGGATGTTTGGCAGTGGTTGACTTGTAACAGTCAATTCAGCTAGTGAGAAGTGTTCTGTTAGTTTCATTTTTTTACAGTTTTAGTTTGTCCGTAAGCACTTAACGCCACACCTATACCAATTACCCATTTTAATACTACAAGGTCTGAATCGGTAAGTATGGAGCTTGTTTCGTTATATGCTATCAACGCGGTTGCAATAGCCGACAATGACAAAGATAGCTTTTGCGCATCCTTCCAAAGTTTTGGAGTTTCTGCTTTGATTTTATCAATTAAGTTTTTCATTTAGCTTTTCTTTAATGTTCATAATGTGAATTTGAAGCTGTGCCAACATCTGCATAATTTCTACATGGTGTTCGTCAACCTTTGTATTTTGCTCTGCTTGTTTTAGGTTTAACCTCGATTGAGTGGCGTGTTTCTCATCGCATACATCCGCTCTACTTTCTAATTTCGTAATACGTTGGTCATGTGAATACCATATCTTTACTATTGCTGTGATTACAGCAAGAAACAAACCTCCAAATCCTATTAATTCGTTTGAACTCATCACTTAAAAATTTTCGTTTTTGCAAATATAAGCATTTTTTTAATGCTATGATACATATAAACTGCAAAAAAATACAGTCCAGAAAGTTCAAATCTATCACTTTCTAAAAGATACTGAAACAATCTATCAGCATCCTCAATAGGTATCGGCTCGAACTGACAAAGAAAATCATGCACCAAACACGCATTATAAGTTCTTTTCGTGTTCAGTGCGCAAGTACATCCATCCCACGAATAGCCCTTTTTGATAGTGACCATCCCATCATCAATCGAACCCCATTCACACTCAAAATAGACCCCCACCAAATCAGTCAAGAATCGTGTGTAATCTTTTTGGAGTGTGAATAGATAGTTCATACTGTGTGACTTTTTACGCAATGTTCACAATACACCTGATAGTAGATGTATCTTGCACTCTCGCTGTTGGTTATGTCATTATTGCACCTATTGCACTTCATAAGGCTCAACATTAAAATATTCCATTGCTTCTTCTACTGTTTCAAATCGTTTGCAACAAGTGCCATCAGTTCCACACTCACCTAATCCATCTCCACATGCACATCCTGGAGGACAATAGAAACGTATTTCGGCAGTTATTAAGTCGCATCTTTCTAGGGTAGTTTTATCCTGATATTCGCCCCCTGTGGCGTTCGGTATTTTTTTGTATAGTTCCATAATTTCTAATTTGATATTATCCAACCTTTGTTTGTAGCTATTGATGTGTCGCAAGTTCCTGCGCCTGTACATCCTGTTATTTTGATTGTCTTACCACTTACAGTAGGCAATGAAGTGAATAGCGCATTAAGTGCCGTTGCATCCATCGCACAGTATTGTACATCAACTTGTGGACTTGAGCCTCCGAAAGTGCTGTTCGCATTTGTAAGTATCAATCCAGTGATAGGAAGTGGAACAGTAGAACTACCACCCAAAGATATTTTGCTTAGTTTCGCACCAATAGTAAGTGTTTGTGCTAGATTTTCACATCGGTAAAATATGCTAGTCATATTGCAATCCTGTGTCCTACTTCCCAAAAACTCTAAGTTAGTAATATGCTTCAAATTACCACACGCATAGAACATATTAGTACAGTTAGTGTTTTTGTCATTTCCAATGCCTGCTGGCAAATGAACCTCATCCAAAGCCGTATCAGTGTCAAACATATAAGCCGTTGAGCCTGTTGAACCCCAATCGCTTGCTGTTATATTGAATGTTCTAACCCTGCTACTATTTGACAAATAATAAGTATATGATGCAGTTGAACCGCCACTATATAGACTGTTCATAGTACCATTGATTATACCAGTTCCGTATAGTGCATAAGTCCGAGAAGTAGCCAGTGGCATAGCAGGGAAATTGAAATCATCAAAACCGCCACACTCATAGGCGAAATAGTCAGAACTTGTTACAAGGCTTGCATCGTAGATATTGACTTTCTTCAAAAATGGGCTTCTTAATGGTGAAATTGCAACCCCATTACTCCACATTTGCGAGATATTTACCAATGAAGGTACATTAATTTCAGCCCACGCTACACAGCTATTTTGCTGGGTATATTGTGCGCTCGTTTTTGCGACTTTGAAATACTTTATATCCGAACTTGCATTATAAATGCGAACGGTGTAAGCCCATACTTTCCACTCTGGAATCCATACACCTAGCCCACTACCATTATTCTCAACGTAGGTATGCGATACTTGAGCGGTTAAGTTATTACCAGCCGTTTGTGTAGTGAATGCTGTTGAAGTCCCACTTTCAATAGTACCATCACCCCAATTAATGGAATAAGTCCCATTCGAGGTCGTTTGTACGGCAAACCCATTAGCACTTCCATTATCAATGCAAATCATCAGTATTTCGCCTGCCTGTGCTTTTCCGCTTATGTTCGGAAAGCTATTGCCTTGATAATTGACAGTTACATTTCTATATATTGGGATTAACTCATTCCCGACTTTTGCTTTTAGAATTCTGCTCATAATTAGTATTGATTTGTCATTATTTCAAAAAATAATTCTTCAGCTGGATAAGGTTTCACTTTGTCTGTAAAATCCAAAGCCACAGCCTGCACTTCCTCAATAGTTGTTGCATCTTTTATCGCCTGAATTTTTGTACATCGGTCGTTTGACTTTTGCGTTACCCATGCAGTTACAGCTGTACATTTTTCATAGCCATTTTTGAAACCATCCCACACTGGCGGTGGTAACACGCTGTCGAAATTATCGTCAATTACAGCCGTGTAATTTCTTGAAACCATTTCAATACACATTGCCTTTACTTGCTCAAGTGTCGGCGTGTTATCCACCAACTCACAGTTAATTATCTCGCCGATAGTAGCGGTTGGATTGTCAATGTAGAACTGAATTTGTTCCTCATTCAAAACAATTATTCCATCCTTTGCGCTCAAATCGGCTTCTGTGTTTAGGATTACTCCTTTATAAATGTAGTAGTTCATAATTACATAAATGTATTATTCGGGTCATTATCATAGTCGCACATTGCTATTGTTGTCATTCCAGCCCATGTGGCGTTATTAGTTATATTTGGAATATCAGAACCGTTCCGCAATTTTGTTTCTGCTAAATTGCAAGCTAACCAAACCTGAGTACCTACTCTTATTGTTGGATATTGTAAGCCATCGTTACCAGTGTATGGTGTGCAAGGTGCGCCGTTTGGGATTGACATTTGTTCATCCATGGTTGATGGTCTAACCAATCTTAATGAACACCCCATAGATTTCTTGCCTGTCGCATCGTCATAACCGCCACTCACACTACTATTAGTAAGCTGAAAGTAATATGGCTGAGGTGCGTAATATTCCCAAATTCTTAATGTATATTGAAGCGAACTAAACGCACCATCAAGATTTTGCCTAAATCCTGCGCCCCTCGCATTGAAATGATAAGTATTCAAAGCCCCTACATTACCAGTCCAGTAAACTTCGCCCTCCTCTTTCAATTTTGCACCAGCATCGCCTGAGCTTCCACCGTTATAATTAATAAGTGTGTTGATGTTATAACCAGTCACACCGCCTTGAGGGACTGTCCAACCTGCATTAGCCATTGCTAGTGGTATGATTGAGTTAGCACCTGTGCCCTCAATGACATAGTAGTTATACAGCTTCCCATATTTTGGAACTTTGGCTTTTTTGCTAGCCATCATATTACGTCTGCTCATTACTCTTGTACTTTATACATTATGGAAACGTCGCAAGTATTTGCACTTGTCATTGCATACATATAAGAGAGTTCAACACGTTTGCCCGAAGGTACTACTATTGAATCTGTTTGCATCATAAAGTAAGTGTAATCAATTCCCAAATAGCTATCAACACCATCAGCAATAACAAACGTCACATCACTGCCTTTCAAATTCTTAATGACTAAGTATTGCACTGGCTCATCTTTCTTTGGCGTATTTGTCGGAAAATCAACCAAAACAGTATTACCACCTGAATAGTTGCTTGTGTATTTAGCTATTACGGGTGCAAAGTTAGGTGTAATAGTCGCTCCTGTTGTAGCAATGAATGATAAGTTGTTAATGCTAGTTGTGTCAACCCATAGCACTTCATTATGTGTTGGTGCTGTATCGCCTACATAAACCTCATTCATATATGCTTTAGTTACCTTTTTCCAATAAGAAGTAACGGTGTCCCAAACAAGGAAGTAATCAGCGTCTAAAGGTATTGTTTTTTCTATCGAAGTATTAACATCATGTAACTCATTCAACTCAAAACCACTGTTTGGATTAACGAATATAGAACCATTAGGAGTGCTATTCAGTGCAATCCCAACTATCACACCATGATTTGGAGCTACGGGTCTTGTCATTGTCAAACCGCCTGCAGTAGTAGCTGAAAGATACAATTTTGCACCATCTGTAAACGTTGAAGTATTGAAATTATTCACAGTACCAAAAACAGTCACAAAGCCTTCTTGGTTGTTATCTATATTTTGAGTACAAATACCAATCACATAGCTAGCTTGTTCACTTGTTGCAATTGCTCTGGTTGCAGTTGGTCTATTTCCATGCGCACCACTGATATAAACTACTTCTCCATCGTTAAGGTTATAACCATTCTTGTTCACAACTCTAACGTACATTTCAAGTCCGTTTTGAAGTATCACTCCATCCCCTAATGCTGTGGCTAGTACCTTATGCGCTGCATCGTAATATGTAGCACCAATTATCAACGGCTCAACTGGACTAGTATTAAACTCAACATGATTAAGTTTAATTGAATGCTCCCCCAAATTTACGTCAGCAGTTGCACCAGTGTATGGGACTGCGTTTATACTTGAAGTACTAACCTTAGGTGTCCACGCTCCCCATGTTGCGCCAACTGTTGAAAAGTATCTAATATACTCAAGTCCTGCATAATTAGTGGCTTCCTGCGCCCAGTCGCCTGCTGTAGTACCTGTTGCATTAACAGCAAAAGACCTAACAATTACAGAAATATAATCAACTCCGAAAGCAGTTTGCATTGATGATAAATTAGCAACCCTAGCAAATCCATTGTCTGGTTTGAAAGCATCTAATTCTGTTTGTGTGGTAATTGCAACCGCACTACTCCACCCACCCCATACATACGCACTACCATTCCATGTGGTTTTTCTCCTAACTAATACACCGTCAACTCCTATAAATTCTTGAATATAAGTTATTCCGCCTACTCCAAACTCGCTAGTAGTATAATTACGACATAGTAGTATTTCACCATATCGAGCCAAATCAATATCACTACCACCTAGTAGCGTATTAATTTTAAAATAGTGAGGTTCGCCTATGAACTCATCCAAATCCGCTTGTAAGTGTACAGTCCTACCTATAACACTCGTAATATCAGCCCAGTTTGCCGTATCTGTGAATGGGTCTAATCCTGATGAATGTTGTGTTCTTGGAATATATACTTGACCTCTAAAAGTGTACATTAAATTAGGATAATAGACTGGCATTGTATCAGTCCAATCACCTCTATACCCTAATGTACTTTCTAGTAACGTGTCAATTTCTGGAATAGTATATGAATCGTTAATCTCAAAATCACTCCATCCATCGCTAATTGTGTAATACCTGCGATAACGTTTGCCATCAATTGCGCTTACACCTTCTTGATATTTATTCCCAGCATCAAGCGTTGTCCCTGCAACCGTATATGAGTGCATTTCAATTTTATTGATATCAGTGCCAAATATATCTCGTATATCTTGGTCTATGTTTGCCGTCATCGTTACAATAGCAAAACCACTTTCAGGGCGCCATGCATCAAGGTCAACTTGGGTGGTAATTTGCTCAACACCGCCAAACAAGGCACGTAATCTATTTAGGCTAGTTGACTGATAGGCATCTTCACCAACTAAGTTAGGATTACCTAACATAACTTTGTGATTTTCCTGCAAATCGGCAGGCTCTTGCATCTCATCCCAAAATTTCATATAGCTAAGAATTTACGTTTGTAGTTTGATTTGACTGTCTCAATTTTCTTGACAAATATAAGATATTTTAGGCAATTTTCAAGATAATCCATCCCGATACTTTCAGCATCTCTTGCCATTGCCAAAGTTGTTTTTGCATCAACGGCTTCACTAAATTGCCCTGTTTTTTGCACAACCCCGAAGGCTGTAACGTTCACACTTTGATTTCTTATGAATCTAGAATACGCCAAATAACAATAGGCTTTTTTCAACCCTGCAAAAACACGGGTGTCATTGTCGTAATATCCACCGCTCCAAAGTAGCGACAATTCAGCATCTCCGCTACCATCATAGTCGCTTATCTCTTTGAAAACTTTTGCACCCAATCGTGGAGCTACATATATTTGCTCAACTTCATCCACATAAGGTATAACTCTTTTAGTATCCTCAATGTTGTTGGCGATTGCCCTGCATTCTCTTATATCGTCTGCTGTTATTTTCATAGTCCAATTGCTTTTAGTTGATCATCTTTAAATCCGTAAATAGTTGATAGAATACCACGCTTAATGGTTGTGTCTACTGTAACATCTTTGATTAAGTCCACAACATCTTTTGTGTTTGCACCCAACTCTTCAGCTTTGGTAATCTCAATGTCATATTTCAGTGGCTCAATTATCGCACTATTTTGTACTTGAATGTAAAAATTTGAAAGCAACTTATCAAACACTCTAGTTAAAACATCTCTATCAACTTGCACTACTGAATTGTAAAAATCATAAGCATTTTTCATTGCATTAGCTCCAAAATTACTTCCCACATCTTCACTCCTTAAGATTGGAGGTTGTGAGAATCTACGACCGATTGAACTAACAATGTCCTTTTTCGTTACGTCGAAATACTTATCAAAATTCTGAGTTGTAAAAGGTATAAATTTAGGTTCTTCTGCATCGCCTTCAATTGCCACATACATAATTTTACAAGCATTTTCATCACCTTGAAACTCTAGCAAGTTCTTTTCAATGTCGCTCTTTTCGTTTTCATTTTGGTACAACCAATAGTCATCATCATTCTCATTTCCAGTTCTTGGGCTGTCAGTAGCATTAACTTTATCTACCAACATACCAGCGGGCATGAAGTTGTTTCGTGCATTTCGGTTTGAAACATTACTTATCCCCTCCTCTGTGTTCATGTCAGTAATAACAGAATCAAATATAGGAGTTGGATATGTCAACCCACCTAGTCTGGAATAATAGAAAATCATCCCTTTGTAATTTTGCCAACCGCCTGCATTTGCTACTTGTGTATTGATTTTCTCAATATCAGTAGTAAATATATCGACAAAAACTATATCGCTAGCCTGCCACCTTTTTACGCCTGTAAATTCATGAGCCCAATCTGGGTGTAATGCTATCTTTTCAAACTTGCCTGTTGTTACATCTGCTTGCTCAAAGCGTGCGTGTTCAAACGGTACATGAGTTATGGAGGTATATTTGTAGTTAGCATTCAAATTCAAATGAAGTGCAAATCCACCATACATGGCATAGTCAGCATCTACTTTTGCAAGTACATCGTTACCGTTGTCTTTTGAGTTAAACAACATTTCGGCAATGGTAGCATCTTGAAAACCTTTGCCGTTTATAAATTTTCTGAAAGTATCAACACAGCTACTACCCGTACCACTTGCATTGACAATGGCACGAACGGACTGCGGATATGCGTTACCCTCACCGTATTGTTGTATTTTTAGGCTAATATCGTTTCTTTGGTGGAAACGCTTTTCTTTTTTCAGTACACTTACTTTCATTTGGCTGTGTTTTAATTTGTATCTCTACCCCAAATCAATGGGATAGAGCCTATTTTCTTTTTCTACGTGTGAATTTCGGAGCTTCAACGGGGATTGGTTCGGCTTCATTTTCGGGTGTTTCCTCAATTTCAACTGATTCTACCACCTTTTCAGTTGGCATTTTCTCGAAAAATTTAGCACATTTCGGGTTGCTAGTCAAGTGATATTGTGCCAAATCGTCTGTTATATTGGCGTTTGACATCATCTTGGAACTATCCCCGTTCACATCACGAAGTATAACACCTGCACGAAGTCTGTATTTTGTTTCCATTGGTAAGTCTTTTAGGTTAATTAACTCAAAGTAAGCATCGAAAACGCAACTACTGCAACCTCCATTGCCTACTATCTTATTAAGAAAGTGTTTTGACAAAGATACAATTTCATTTTTGAATTGTACGTTTGTCTGTATAAAAGAAAACAATTCAGCACCTTTGCCAAATTGTTTTCTAGTGCTTTTCAAATTATCCAATCTTTCGATTAGTGTCATGACTATGCGATTAATGAAGCTATGATAGCATCGGTTGTAGCTTCATCAGTGTCAAACAATGAAAGCGGAAGTGTGCCCTCTTTTGATTTGTCGTTAGAAGTTAATTTCAAAGAGTAAACAACTCTATCAGCCATGTCAGTAGTTCCAACTGCTTCGCTCAATTCAAGTCCTGCACCCCATCCATAAACTTCATACTTAACCTCACCATCTGTACCGATAGCACGGTTTTCCACGATTGCTACTACTCTAGCACCTGCCAATTGATTAACAAAGGCTTTAGCATCTTCGCTTTTTGTGAACACTTTCAAAGATACAGCATGAGCAAACGTTGAAAAATATGTTTCTTTTCCAAGTGTAGCCTCACCCATTGCGCTGTCTGCCAATGATTCAAAAGCATAGCCTTTTTTAGTGGCTTTCAGAACAAGGTCAGAAATCACGTTGTTTGTAACAACTGACAAAGACCTATCAATGTCATTGTATGTGATAAGGATAACTTTTTTTCCTGTGCCTGGAACTTCGGGCGTGCCACATACAGCACCTACAAGCCCTTTGGTTATTGAATTACAATCCATTTCTTTTTTAGTATTAAGCCCCCACCGATTAGATGGGGGCGGTTAATTATTTTGCAATCATAAATAAGTCAGGATTCATCAACTTAACGTCAGCTTGTCCACCAGCTTCCATGTTTACAGTGCGCTTGTCTTTTGAATGCCAAGCGTCAACCGTTTCAAATTGATTTACATCGTCAAGACCAAGACCAAGTACTGACTTGTTGGTGTACACGGCACGGTTTGGAGCGTGATATTTTGCGCCAGTATCTTCAAATTCAGCAATCATCTCATCCCAAATAGGAAGGGCAATTAATGGGATACCGTTGAAAGTTACTGTTTGCATACCATCCACCAAATTAGTGTAAGTAGCTTGGATTTTATCGCTTTGCAAAGCCATGATGTAACCATCATAGAATGATTGAGTACAAAGGATAAAGTTACCTGCAAGTCCTTTCAATTTATTTGGAGCACCAAATACAAGTTTTTGCAAGTATCCGATTACATTTGCGGGTGTAATCTTTTGAGCCACATAACTAACACCTGCATTTTCAGTGATAGCAACCAATTGGGCTGGGTTGGCAGTTACTTGAGTATCGATTTGTTTGAACAAACCATCAACCAAGTTGAAATAGTCTAAATCCAAACCATCTGTGATTACACCTCCACCAGTTACATTGTCTGCGTCAGTGTCATTGAACCAAGCAAAGCGAATTAAGAATTTCTTAAGAGCCATTGTCAACTGATCAACTACTACGTTCATGTAGTCAGTAGATGTGAAATCTTTTGCGTTAACACCAGTGTTCAATGAATATGTAGCCATTGTAGAGCGCAAGTCTTTCCAACATTGCGAAATAAACACTTCCCACTCAACTGGCGACCATTTAATAGTGCGACTACCAATTTGAAACGATTGTGCGCTAGGAGTACATCCTGTTGATGCAAGTCCTACAAGTCCACCCTCTGACAGAAAACCCACGAACTTCTCTGTAACAATGTTAGGGTAAATAGTATGAATGAGTGAAATTTCAGGTGCTGAAATAACTGCATCATACGTTAATTCATTTATCGCACGAACTTGCTCGGCGGTAAATGTAAATTTTGAAAAATCAATTGCAGTAGTCATTTTTTATTTACGTTTTAGGTTTTTACGTTCTTTTGCTTCATTCTTGTAATCTGCAACCGTTTTAACAACATTGCTAGTCGAGTTTACCGTCGATAGACGTGCGGTCGGTTCAAATGTACTCTTAACTTGAGTTTTCAACTCATTAACCAAGTTTACAGCTTCAACTAGATTAGTCTTAGCTTCACCAAGTTCATTTGTCAAGTCCTCAATCATAGTAGTGTCAGGTGCTGGCATATATTCAGCACTCAAAGCTATCAATACGATAACTGTTGCACCTTCTACTTCAACAACTGTTACTATTTTACCATCAGCAGTGGTAAATTCACCTGCTGGGCTGGCTGGCATTCCTACAGCGATGTTTTCGCTTTCGGAAGTGAAAATAACCGTACCATCTTCTGCAAGGTGGTCGTAATTTTCTGTTGTTACTTCCTCGACGGCTGGGGCTTCATTCTTTGCAAGAAAGTTTTCCAAACGTGTAAGAAGTGATTTTTTTGTTTCACTCATTTTGTTTTCTTTTTGGTTTGTGTTATAAATGTTTGTTTTTGAAATAAATCCGTATTGTATCATTTCAGATGCGGTGCGCTCTTTTTCCTCTTTCATTAAAGATTCCAAAGTCGCTAAATCAGTCCCTGTTCTATCAGCATAGATATTAAGCAATGCTGTTTCCTCTGTTTGAATTTCGTTTGATATTGAGACTAATTCATCAGTTGTAAAACCGCCCTCAATTACTCCCCGAACTTGATGTATCAGCATTCTACTATTAGCATCGGCTGTTCTGTTTTCTTTCGGAGCTGAAAGTAAAAGTATAATCGCTGAACTGTGGCACTCACCATCGATATTTGCATATATAGTCTTACCACTTTGTCGCAAATAATCGTACATATTGATAGCTTCACGAACACCGCCACCACTTGAGCGGATATTGAGCTTTAACTCATTTTCGGTTGTGCTATCGACTAACATACGCAAATCATCATACGAAAACACTTCGCATTCAAAGCCCATCATTTCAAAGAACTTATCATCCTCTGTCTTAGCACCTATTTTCTTATGTATATTAATCTCTAACATAGTTCTATCTATAATGCGACAAATATAATAGATTAATTCTATAAATGCAAATAATTATACTAAAAATTTGCACTAGCTTCGATATTTGTATATTTTTTGTCCTCACGGCGTATATCTTCAATGGTTGTGTAGATTTTCATTTCTGAAATAGTAGATCTAACTATCTCGGCGATACTACCATTAACAGATTGTTGGTTGCTGTTTCTTGATACATAGCCACCATCTGCCATAGTTTGAACAAATGGAACTCCACCCCCTGCTTCGTTTATAGCTGAAAGTACGGGTAAAAACATTGATGTACTACGCTTGTTGATGATAGCTTCCCCACCTTCGGCTTCGATTGGTATTCCACCGTTGGCATGACTAGCACCTTTAAGCAAAGTTCCACGACTAGCTTTTGGAAGTGGAGCTGAAAGTAAAGTAGCCATTTGCAACGCGCCAACCGCACCAGCCGCTATTGCAAACGGAATACCTGCAACGGGACCAAGTCCAGTGGGTGGAGGTGCAAGCGCACCAATTACAGCCTGTGCAGTACTTGCAATAATACCGAACGCTGAAAGTATTCTTGCACGGATAGCTTGTTCTCTTTCAATTTTCTTTTTCTTATTGTCTAGTTCTTTTTCGGAATTGGCGACCTCTTTGTCAAACGTCTTTTTATCAATCAGACCTTTATCAAGTCTTTCTTGTAAGTTGGCTTTTTTCGCTTCGTTAGCTTCGGTATCCTTTTGAAGTTCAGCATCCTCATTTGCTTTCATCAAATCGGAAAACGCACCAAATACATTGGCAATAGATTCGCCATATTTGACATATTGGTCGGTTTGCCGTTGCAATTTGTCAAAGTTGGCCTGCTCGGCTTTTTGTGCATACTCCTTTTCAATTAAATCAATGCTCTCGCCTGTTTCCTTTGCTTTCTTAATCTCAGCTTGCTTTTCAAGTTCGAGCCTTTGCAATGTCAATTGATATTCTTCATTAGCGGTATTATACGAAAGTGCTAACTCCCTGTCAATGTTTGCCTTTTTTGCGTTGTACTCCTTTTCGTTTTCATCTTTGATAAATTGAGCATTCGTTTTTGCTAAATCGGTTTTTGCCTGTTGGTCTATTTTAGCTACCTCATCTTGATACTCAACTTCACCAATTAAGCCTAGTTCTTTCTTTGCATCTAATTCTTTTTTCGCATTGACTTTTGTCAGTTCAATTGCTAAAGTATCGGCTTTGAGTTGGTCTTCCAGAGATAGTCGTTTTCCTGCCATTATCTCTTCATTCTTGAGTTTCTCTAATTCTACTAATCGGTTGTTATGCTCAATAGTATCTTGCCCTGCCTTTTGAAGTAGTGCTGTTTGGTCAGATTTTAATTTAGCATCAACGGCTTGAAGTTCGGCTGTTAACTCCTCCTTTGTTTTCTTTTCAAACTTAGCACTAGCAATGACATTTAGCTTTTCCTGTTGTGTAAATGTTTCAAGTTGCTTAAGTCTGTACGCTACTATTGTAGGGTCGATGATTTGGAACTTGCCTTCTTCCTCAAATATTTTGCGTTTACTGGCTAGCATTTGCTCATC